CAGAACCGGGATGAACTATTGAAATACCTGGCCGAGAAGGGCTACAGTTACCGGGTTAAGGAGTAAATTTGCTAAAACAAAACTATGCCAGCAGGGCAGCCACCATACTATGACAGCCCCGAACAACTTGAGGCGAAAGTAAAAGAATACTTTGCAACGGAGAAGCAGCTGACCATTACAGGGCTGTGCCTGTTCTGCGGATTCGCCACCCGGCAAAGCTTCTACGATTATGAGAAGCGGCCTGAATACTCTTACATTGTAAAGATGGCACGTACCCGTATAGAACACTACTACGAAAAAATGAGTCAGCGGACTGATGGGCAGGTGACGGGTCCCATCTTTGCGCTCAAGCAGTTCGGATGGACGGATAAGACGGAGTCGACGCATACGTTCACCAATCGCACGCGTGTAACTTTCGACACGGATGACAGCAGCGACTGACGTCATCCGCGTGAAGTTGAACCGGCCGGCGAAGCGGACCATCAAGGCTTTGCAGTCTGATGTGCGCTACATCTGCCATGAAGGTGGTGCCAGATCCGGCAAAACTTATGGCATCATCCAGTCTTTGATATGGTGGGCCACCAACCATGACCGGATGAAGGTGTCGGTGGTGAGCCATTCCCTACCGCATCTGAAGCGGGGGGCCATGCGCGACTTCTTTGAGATCATTGATTCGTGGGGATGGTACGATGAAGGCCAGCACAACAAGACGGACAACATCTACACGTTCGACAACGGCACATTCATCGAGTTCTTTGGCCTTGAGGACCACGACCGGGCCAAGGGTCCTGGTCGGGATGTGCTGTTCTGCAACGAGGCGAACTTGCTGAGCAAAGCCCTCTTCGACCAGCTCGACATGCGGACGCGGCTGAAGGTGATCACTGACCTCAACCCTTCGGACTTTGACGTGTGGTGTTATCACCTTGCGGATTCATCAGAGGCAGTCAAGATTCATAGCACCTATCTCGACAATTCTTTCCTGCCGGATCCGCAGCGCAGGGTCATCGAGAGCTATAAAGAGGCCGACCCGATGATGTGGAAGGTGTTCGGCCTTGGTGAGCGTGGTGCAAGTCAGGAGCAGATCTACACCCATTACAAGGTCGTGGACAGCGTTCCACCGGGTGGCGAGGTTATATTCGGCCTTGACTTCGGATTCCGCAACCCGACCGCATTGGTTAGGGTGACCATCGCGGATGGCTGTATCTTCGTGCATGAACTGATGTATCAATCGGGTGTGAATACCGGGCAACTGCTTGACATCATTCCCGATCTGATACCTGACCGCTACGCTGACATTTACTGCGACGCCGCCGAACCGAAAACCATTGATGAGCTCTTTCGCGCCGGGTTTAACGTCAAGCCCGCTGACAAGGATGTGTATGCAGGCATAATGAAAGTCAAGTCCATGCCGATGCACGTTACAGCGAGCAGCACCAACTTGATACAGGAACTTAGAAAATACAAGTGGAAGACAGACATGAACGGAAAGGTGATTGACAAGGAACCCGTGAAGGCTGATGACCATCTGCTCGACGCCCTGCGTTATGCTGTGTACACAAAACTAAAACAGCCACGTTTGACATGGGGCGTATTATGAATTTAATCGACAGACTATACCTGAGATACAAGGGGCTGAACCCCAACACGGCGCAGTACACCATCCTGCCCATCAACCAGGGCAATATCCTGCAGACGTATGACGCCCAGAAGTACACCGATGCGTATGCGTCCAATGCGGATGTGTATTCTGTCGTGTCATTCCTCGCGCGGAAGGCGGCGTCCATTCCGTGGTATGTATACAAGACGAACAACGGGCAGAAGGCGCGCGTGTCTCTTGAGAGGTATAAGCAACTGACCAAGGGCCTGGGCCATCCGGGTGCGTTCGACAGGGCAGTGATGGAGCGGAAGGCCGCCTACGACGAGAATATGATCGTCGAGGACAGCGCGACGGCCAGGCTCCTGCAACGGCCTAACAATTACCAAGGTCAGGATCAGTTCTTTGAGCAACTGTTCGGGATGCGGTTCCTAACCGGCGAAGGCTTCACATGGGGAAATGATGGAAATATAGACGCCGGCAAGTTCGTCGAGCTGTTCATCATGCCGTCGCAGTTCATGTCCCTTGTGGCCGACCCGTCGGACATCTTTGGAGTGAATGGGTGGATCCTGCAGTCAGCTAATGGCAACCTCCCCCTGCAGAAGGAGGACGTGCTGCAATGGAAGAGCTGGAACCCTGCGTTCGACTCAGCCGACAGGACGCATCTGCGCGGGGTTAGCCCAATCAAGGCCGCGTGGAACAACTACCTGATGGGTACGGAGGCGCAGAAGGCCAGTGCCAAGTTGATGGCCAACGGAGGTGCCAAGGGCGCGCTGGTGCCAAAGCCGGTGGGCAATCAGATCCCATTAGTGGATGAAAAGACGGCGGCCAACATGCAGCGACAGCTGGCCGACCGGGTCAACAATAACGACAGGTATGGTCAGGTGGCGATGCTGCAGACGCCGTGGGAGTTTCTCAACTTCGGCCTGACATCAGGCGAGATGGCATTAATCGACACCATGAAGTTCAGCCTTGAGCAGTGGTGCCGGGTGTTCGGCATGCCTGTCGTGTTGTTCAGTGCCGAGAACATGGCGGATAACAACTATCAAAACGCACTCCGTGACCTTGTCACCAACACCATCGTGCCGATGTGTGCGCAGTTGCGGGATGAAATGAACAAATGGCTGCTTCCCCGGATGGGAGACCAAAACATGTTCATCGACTTTGACATCCAAGCCCTGCCGGAACTTCAACGCGACATTGAAAAGATGGTGAACGGCCTAAGGTCTGCTGACTGGCTCACGATGTATGAAAAGCGCATCGCGATGAACTACGAACCGAAGGGCGGGGCATACGCTACGTCCTATATCGCGCAGGGATTGGTACCCATTGAGCAGGCCGCGATGGATGTTGAAGGTGGTGAAACCCTTGGCCTGCCGTGATGGCATACGAACCAACGGACGCGGAGCGATGGGAGATTCACGGCAAGGTCATGGCGAAGTACCCAAAACTGCCGACAGAGCGCACCTGCATGACGGAGTTCCGCATGCGGCAGGCCGCACGGGCTGCATACCGACAAAAGTTGATTGATGAATTATGCAGAGCGCAGACGGGCATGGAAGGCATGGCATCGAAGGCTGCAGACCTTTGAGCGCAGGTACCTTCCGCGCATACAAAAGGCACTGAGCAATGAGGCCCAACGGTTCATCCGCGAGGCCGAGCAGGTGGGCTTTCAGACTGCGTATAAATCGCTGCGCATCGTCAACGAAGAGTTGCTGCAGGCTGTCAACTCGATGCACAAAGCGGTGGCCCGGGATTTTGGCGCGGAGGCAAACCGGGAGTTAAAAAGGGGGCAAAAGGTTAGTTTTTTCAACGCCAATTTTATCCTGTCAATCACCGAGATACTGACCCGCCAGGCCCTTGACCTGCTGACGCTAGTCGAGCAGACAACCAAACAGCGCATCTTGGACATCTTAGTCCGTCAGACCGCGCAGCAGTGGTCATTCGCTGAGACGGCAAGACAAATCACCCGAGAAGTGGCAAGCCCGGCCCGTGCGCTGACCATCACGCGGACGGAGTCGAACAGAGCCGCCAACCTTGCCAAACTGGAAGCCGCAAGGCTGCAGCCTTTCGTGGTGACAAAGCAATGGATTAGCGTCATCGACAATCGCACGCGGCGGTTTCGTGAAAAGGATGAATTTGATCATGCAGTCCTTGACGGCCGCATCGCCGAACTTGACGAACCCTTCACGCAGATAGGTAGCAAGGGCGTCCAGGCTGTCGCACAGTGTCCATTAGACCCGGCAGCACCTGGCGCATTTACTATAAATTGCAGGTGTGTTTTTGGGTTGGAAAACAAACGAGACGCACAGGGTAGACTTATACCAAAGTAACAAACGATGCCCGTAGAAAGATGTGACAACGGAAAATGGCGGATAGGCGACGGCGAGTGCATATACAACACCGAAGCCGCAGCCAATAGGGCGTATCGCGCATATTTAGCCATCGAAGCGTCCGAAGATGATGACGACGATGATGATG